GGTAAGAAATGAGTAGTAGCTGTTGTAATTTTTGTGCCGTTAAGGACAAGATGCAGGACAATGTAAAAAAAGCATCCAAGCCATCAACATGGAAGAACAAGTCTCCAGACCTGGAACTAGCGAAGATCGCGAACAAGAACAAAAAGACCTCCCGATAATCCGAATAATATCGGAAGAGGAGGAGACCTTTGTTCGTCTCGGCTTAGAGATGGAGGATTCTACCCACGATATGCTTGTTAAGTGGGGAAAGGAAATAGCCACAGATGATGACTATATCCAAATAGCTATACATGCAGGTTTGCAAGACAACTTAAAGCAGCTTGATGGGGAGTAATTTATTATCCGACTTCATCTCCCATCCGTTTTCTTCAGTAAAGTCATTATATACATCCTTAAAGTATATATCGTACATAGCACCTATTCGATTTAAGCTAAATCTTTCACCCCATTGCCTACAATCTGCGGGTTTGATATTATCAATCAATTCAATCGCATTTACATAGTCCCCTAGGGTTTTACACCTATATCCGGTTGTTCCGTGTAAATTATTCTCCGTAAAGGCACCCCAATCACTGGTAATTGTGGGTGTTCCGCAAAGTAAGTTCTCCACTTGCACACCACCAAAGGGTTCAAGATACTTGGAGGGAAGAAAGCTAGCCTTTGCTTTAGACATTAGCTTTTTGCGTTCTTCCACTCCAGCGTATCCTACATACTCAACACAATCTGGTAACTCAAAATCTTCATCCCTTTGACCAGCTATAACCAACTTTACTCCCGCAGCAGCACAAGCTTGTATAGCTATATCAACACCCTTACCATTATATACCCTGCCCAGGTATAAAAAGTAATCCTCCTTATCCTCGGAGTATTCAAATTCATCCAAGTCAAAATAATTAGGGATTACAGTATCCCTCCAGTCTTGCACGCAAGTACCACATGAATTGATTCCGTAGTAGGCATGGTATATAGCATAACTCTCGAATACTTTATATTTTGCCCAATGACCAGAAGCGTAACCAATACCAGGTTCTACAACTATTAAATCTTCATGCGCATCACACACGGGCTTCACACCATATCCCCAGAATGGTAATATGAAATCACCATCTTCCTTTCTGTGACTAATTTCATTAATGGCATTCTTATAGAATGTTTTGTAGGCATGATCCTCTACATCAAATTTGAAAAACTTTTTCCTCCAATCATAGGATCCGTAAGCTTTCTCTAAATCTTTATTTGTTGTAACAGGCACATGCTCATCACATACAAGATCACTTTCCTCATGACCGTAGTGGATTATGGTATGACCATATTCCTTCATCATTTTCCCAAATTTTACAACTTTTTGCGTGTAAGCGCAGGCATTATAATCTTTATTGGATACGGTGTGTGGTAGACCTAGTATGTGAAATCTCATGAAGTGTGAATTATTGGAGGCACGAAGATTCTTATTAACCAGCTTGGTTAATCCCGATAATGTCCACTTGGTGGACTTGGATGAATTTGACGGATACGGAGAGTGCTCGTGCGAGCACTTTAAATTTAGGCTTTACCCCCGTCTTCGACTTTCAAAGCGGCCTCTGTCTTCTCCGTGTCGCCACCTTCGCCTTGCTCGGAGGACTGAACGGAGGCTTGAGCTCGAGCTTGAGCGGATATCCGGTTATAAACCTCAATCTTAGCCACTTCATAGTGACCAACCAACTCACCAAGGGTAAGTGATCGCTCTTGAGCAAGTTGTACTCCTGTGCCGATTAGAATTTCAGCAACTGGCATGTTTTTAATGTCTTCTTCCGAAGGCTGTTTAGCGTCGTCCGACGGTTTATTATTTTCACTCATGATCTATTTAGTATTTTGTCAGCTATTATAAAACAGACGATCAACAGAATCGCCCAATAAAGTATCTCAATCATTCCGGGTTCACACCTGGATTAAGTGGTCTCCTACGCATCCAGAATACCAGTAGGTATCTATCTCCTGATTCCACAGGCATACCTCGATGTAACATGCCCTGTGCAGGAAATATCAAGGCATGACCATTTGGTAGCGCAGGTACGCTTACCCGGTTAAAAAAGTCTGTGCCACCACCTTCGTATTCACCTGTGTTTAATGGTACAACTATAGTGAAGTCTGAATCTCCATCGTGATGCCAGGATGTTTGCACTATACCTCTTGGATTATAGTTAGCTAACTGTATAACCCCGTCATACATTATTCTTCCGTAAAGCGAACCAAGCACCACATTTATATGAGACATGAAAAGTTGCATCATGGATAGATACCAACCAGGGCATCTATACTTTAATACAAACTCCTTTATTTGTACTTCTTCAGCTTCATCTGGGTTTACCTCAAATAATTCCTCAGCCTTAATATTAGCAATTTCATCTGTGATCATCATCACAAACTCCTTACTAAACAATGGCATGGTGTAGATGTCATGACCTACATGATTTACATGATCTAGCACCCTGAGTTGATTGGGGGTAATGTCGTTTGGCACACCCTCCATAATACACTTCTTAACCAAAGGTTTATCTGCTTTGATCGCACTCACTACTTTTGGTTCAAGCATCCAGTCTGAAGGGTAGAGCAACATGTGATTCTTCATCACATATACGGCACTCTCTTGATTGACTAATCCCAGTAAGTTCATACTAAATAACCTTTATCCCTTGCCCAAGAAGGCTCCCTGTGAATCTTGTCATGACAGGATCGACAAACAGATAGCCAGGAATCAATGTCCAAGTAGAACTTACCTCTTCCTCGCTTATGATGTACATCAGTCGACTTCGCCTTCATACACACTTCGCACATAGGTAGTTTTTCCAAAAATTCCTTTCTCAGGATCCCATACTCCTTCATTTCCACTTGTCTCTTCTTGCTCACCCTTCTTATTGGGGTCTTCCTTTTTAGTGGCCCGCCACGCTTCATCATTCATGCGTATTATCGTCTGTAAGTCCCACATATAGCCATGCGCAAAACGCTGTTAGTACCACAAAAAATAGTATTGTCCCCATCTGTTACACGATGTTTTATGTAACTAAGAAATGAATGTCAACTTCGATATGGATACTTTGGAAACTGAGGTCTGTTTGGCTTTAGCTCGTTTTTACGACTCACCGCTTCCAACCCCGCCCGAGAGAATATCCGAGCCATGCGACCCCACACCAGAAGAGTGCGCCACAAAGGACGCACCCGTCTGGGTAGAAAATAGACAAATCGAAAAACACGTCTAAGCATTTTTCTTGTCCAGGAATGTGAGGTTATCCATGGTAACCACGGGCTTCTGGAACTTATGTCCATCCTTTTCCCACTCCTCAATATGAAGTGGTCCACGAATCTTTAAGTTCTTCCCTTTAAGTTCCAACTGCATCAACTTGTTGTTCAGTTGCTCCCTCCAGGAATTTACCGTGATATAGGATGTTCTCTCTCCATCTCCTATTTTCTCATTCACAGCCAGTCTAAGTACCATCAAATTTTTACCATTGATGTCCTTAATTTCTGGTTCTGCAACCGACGTTCCTATGATGTTTGCGTATATTTCTCCTAGCATTTTTAGTTTTTGGTTATTGGTTAAAAAATTTAAGCAGCTTCGCTGCTTTCACTGAATACATCAGTCATGTTTATGAAATCGACTAATCCCACCGGACACATCCATAACTTGTCGATATTTCCACGAATATCGTACACATCCTTTTCCACCCAAGACTCTCTCGTATTGGATGGAATGATGATTCCAGATTTGTAGTCCATTGATACAAAAACTGTAAAGTAAGGCTTTTCCCTTAATTGTTCCCAATGCCTGGTCGACATAACCTGAACAAGTGGAAATGGAAAATCATCTCTGCCCGACCATGAATGTTTTTCGCTATGCTTTACCTCAATGGGAAAACTAATCATTAAATCTCCATCATCTCTGTATTTAAGCCTTTGGTCGTACTCATTTTCTCCCCGAACTAAATTCGGTAGCATAACAATGGTATGACCTTTTCTCCGCAGGTACTCTGCCACTGTTGCAACCGAGAAGTATGACCTCTCGATTGCATCCCTAAATTTCGGTGAAAACAAATTTAACTGAGTCATATTCTACTTCCTGTGCTTTCGTAATAAACCGGAATAGACTTATCCTCCTCGTGTAGCCTAGGAGGATCCGCTTTCTGACGAAACCTTTGGGTGAACCTATCGAAAGTTACACGATCTTTCGTGTGCCCAATAGGACCAAAGCGATTCTTCTGAATCATTATGTCTGTGGTTTGAGAATCACCACCCGCCTTCATCTCTCTGTGGAGCATCAAAACAATATCTGCGTCCTGTTCAATCTGACCAGATTCACGCAAGTTGTGAAGGGCAGGGGCACCGCCCGATTTTGCAGAGTCTCGGTTTAGCTGACAGATTAAGAAAACTACAATCCCTAGCTCCTTCGCTAATCTCTTACAGGATTTTGATATTTGAGCCACTTGTTGCTCACGCACATCCCTTTTGTCTTCCGGCTCAAGTAATCCAAGGTAATCAATGAATATCGCATCTAGGTCATGTTTGCGGTTCATTGTTTTGGTTTGGGCGCGAATTTTTGAGATTGTTTGACCAGGATCATCATCCACCCAAATTGGAATCTCAGATATATTCTCAAGTCCTGCTTGAAGTAGTCTGCGATCTTCTTCCGTTTCCTTTCTCTCAGCAAATCTTGAAAGGTTTACACCTTGGTCGATTGCGGCAAGTTTCTTACCCAACTGATCGTTAGACATTTCTAGCGAGAAGAATAAAATCTTCTTCCCCTTGTGTCCCGCATGGTGGGCTACATTCATTGCGAATGTGGTTTTACCAATCGAAGGACGGGCGGCGATTACAACCATTTGTCCCGCACGAAATCCGCCATCCAATATTTTATTCAAGAAAGGAATGTTTGTCTGAATACTTGCTCCACCAGACTGACGCTCTAACTTGATTGCCTCATTGGTTGCTTCAGCTAATTCCTTTGCTGACACCAATGTTTTTGTCTCAGGCTCAATCAACCTAGAAACCTTCTCTTCGATCCGTACTGCTAGTTTTGTTGGATCATCCAACTTGCCTGCATTATCAACATCGTCTGTGATC